CTTGGCGGCAAATAAAAGAGATACATGTTAAGGATGACGGTGTCTGGCGGGAAATAAAAGAAGCGTATGTAAAAGAATCGGGTACTTGGAGAAAGGTATTCCAAGGCGGCTATATTATTGGTACTGCCGCAGATCAAATGACGTTCTATGAGTTTTCTGTTGCGTTGCGAAATGATCTTGGGAACGCAGTTCTTTCTATTGGTCCTACTTCTGGAAACAGAGCAGAAGGAACTGCAGGAACATGGGAAGTATTGCTAGCTCCGGGCTATTCACTAACGGCGGATACTGGAGGTACTTCAGGGGCGTATAATCCTCAATACTCAGTAAAATATGAATTTAATGTTAGTGCTGATGGCAGTGCAACTATTTTGTCCTCTTCAGGAAGTCAAACAACAGGTGGAAGAAATTCACTGTCTAACTATTCTGGTGGAACAAGCCGTATTAGTGTTGCCACAGTAGATTTGTTTACTTACGATGCCGCATACTTTCCTCATGTTCCAGAATGGGGCAATAACAGTACTTCAAATACTAGCAGATCCTCTGTTTATAAGTGGACTCTTCCAACAGGCATAACTCGCGGCACAGTAAACGGCTGTGGTGGTGGCGGAGGCGGCGGAGCCGGTGGCGGCTACGGTAACTCAAATTCTGCTTCTGGCGGCGGCGGCGGAGGCGGCGGCGGTTGGTGGAAAAACAAAACCGCTACTGCAGGACAAACTTGGAAAATTAAAATTGGGTTGGGTGGCAATGGCGGCGCGGCATCTTGGAACAGTAGAGGAAACAGCGGCCAAAGTGGAACGCAAAGCTACGTACAAGACGCAAGCAATTCAAATCTTATCAATACCGGAAACGGTGGCGGCGGAGGAACTGGCGGTCAAAACGGCACTGGGGCGGACTCAGCAAACGTTGGAGGCGGCGGTGGAGCCGGTGGAACTGGGTACGGCGGAACTGGAGGCAAGGGTTCAGATAATGGTACGACATCCTCTAACGGATATCCGGGTACTTATTCTGGCTTTGTAGCAACTTCCTATGCGGGATCTGGAGGATCAGGTGCATCAGGAACAAGTCCTTCTGGTGGCGGCGGAGGTGGCGGCGGAGGCGGCTACGACAAGGGCGGAGAAGGTGCGAAGCGTAGTAGCGGTTCATACTCTCCTTCAAGCGCAACCAGAGGTGGTGGTGGCGGTGGAGCTTTAGGTGAAGGCTCTGGTGCTCGCGGTGGCGATGGTTTTGTTTATTTTACTTGGGTTTCATAACGGGTGGTAAAATTGGATACTCAAACACAACTAGAAAAGCACGAAGCAGAATGCGCCATCCGATATGGGTACGTGCAAGACAGCCTTAATTCTTTAGACAAAAGAATGTGGAGGCTTGAGGCCATGATAATGGGGTCTACATTAGCTATTGTGGGCGCAACAGTAGCAATACTGGTACAACTCTAATGATCTTTGAGGCGATAGCCGCTATCAAGATAGCAAACGAAGCTATCAGCGCAATCAAGGAGTTTGCAGGTCACGTAGAATCTGTCGGTGCGATGGGCAAAGACCTGACTAAATTAGCTGATGCTAAAGACGAACTACAAAAGAATGCGGCTGATGGTGACATGGAAGCATTCTGGGCATTAGAAGATATTAAGAAACACGAAGCTGAAGTAAAACAAATGTTTATCTACGCAGGAAGACCCGGATTGTGGGATGACTACTGTAGATTTATTGAGAACAGGAAAACACTAAGAGAAAATGAGCGTAAGAGAATTGCCGCACAGAAAGCCCGTAGAAAGAAACTCATTAAAGAGTGGAGTATTGGTATTGCTGTTGCCGTGGCCGCCCTTTCTGCTGTTGGCATATGCGGGTATTTCCTTTATTGGCTCATAAGTAGCAAAGGAAGATAAATATGTGGACTGTATACGGGATACTCACTCTCGCCATACAGCCGGGGATATTACAGATTGTGGAGAAAAGAGAATACACTGATCCACAAGATTGCTTCAGAGAAGCGATGGTAATTATGCAAGATGCAGACGATCCTAGAGGAATGGCTTGCGTACCAATACCAATTAACAAGAAGGGAACCTAATGACTGACCAAGAAACAATGTATGACCTCAACGGTGACGGTATCATTGATGCGGAAGAACGTAAGATCATGTTGGAAGACATGCGCAGAAAGATGGAAGATGCTGATGCACAGCGTGACTCCATACGCAAGATGGCTTGGTTTGCTCTTGTTGGTCTTCTACTGTATCCATTTGGGATTTTTCTTGCTGATGCCTTCGCTATGGGTACTGCCGCACAACTAATCGCTGACATCGCCCCTACATACTTCGCATCGATTGCTGTACTCGTATCGGCATTCTTCGGTGCGTCAGCTATTTCATCAAACAAGAAGAGTGACTAGCCATGCTAAACATGCTCATCGGACCCGCAGTAGACCTCGCAAAAGATTTTATAAAGGGCAAGGCAGACGAGAAGAAAGCCATCCAAGAGCGGAAAATCAGTGCAATCCAGAACGATGCGGACTGGGAAGCAAAGATGGCGGATGCGACTAAAAACAGTTGGAAAGATGAGTTTTTTTCTGTTATACTCAGCTTGCCATTGCTAGCTGTTGCATATGGTGTGGCAATGGATAATCCTGCGGTGATTGAACGTTTAAACTCCGCATTTGATACATTGAATACACTTCCTGAATGGTATCAATATCTTCTCTTTATCGCTGTATCTGCTTCTTTCGGATTAAAATCTGCAGATAAAATTATGAATTTGAGGAATAAAAAATGAGCTTTTCTTCTGTAATTGAAATGGTCCTTCATCACGAAGGTGGTTATGTCAATCATCCATCCGATCCGGGTGGTGAGACGAAGTATGGCATCAGTAAACGTGCCTACCCAGATATTGACATAGCTAATCTAACGGAAGAAGATGCAGGAGAATTATACTTTAGGGACTATTGGTCCAAGATTAAAGGTGAGGATTTGCCTCCCGCTGTTGCTTGTGTTGTTATGGACTATGGTGTCAACTCAGGCATCTCTCGTGCGTCCAAAGCATTACAACGCGCCTGTGGAATCGAGAAGGGTGACGGCATCATCGGCCCCCACTCACTTGCCGCAGTATGGACTACAGTTAAAGACAAGGGAGAAGAGTACGTAGTGAACGAGGTCACTCGTATTCGCCAAGAATTTATAAGGGGTCTTGAAATCTATGACACATTCGGTAAAGGATGGGAGCGTAGAATTGAGGAGACTCGTGCTAAGGCGATGGAGTTAATTTAAAATGTTTAAGGGTTTTACTCAAGATCAAATGGGGCGTATAGCTACCAAGCTAGGGTATAAAGGCCCAATGCATAAGTTCAAACAGTTTCTAGATAGCAATCCCGGCGCTCAACGTGCGTACTCTGGTCTAGAAAATAAAGTTCGCATGAAATTTGCAGATGGCGGAGTGGTTCAGACAGAAGAGGGTGTGGGTGGACCTATTGTAGGTGCGGCTACTCCTTTGCAAAATCCATATGGACCTATAACTGACGAGCAAGGAAACACAGTACAGAACCAAGTATTGGACCCTGAAGGCAATCCTGTGTTGGACGCTGATGGCAATACAATGTATGAGGATGCGTATCCTACTATTGGAGACATTACTGTTGATCGTATGTACAATCCGGGGCTTCCTGCGGGAGGAGTTCAGATTGCACAAGGAATTGAGCACGATACTAATCAAGACATCGCAGAAGGTACGGGTAAACTAAGTGAAGATGCTCCTACTATAGAACAGCCTGTTATCAAAGAAACAGCGCAGGCAGATGCTCCAGATACACCAGACGCAAATACATATACTGCTAAGCAAGCAAAGGACATTGAGGCTACTAAGGTGGCTCAAGGGGAGGTTAGCGATAAGGCTACGGTGGAAGCTGAACAAATGGACCCCATGTCTACTCAGGTTGGCGATGTATCTGCCGCTGAGCTTGGGCAGGCTCAAACAGTTATCAAGCCAAAAGAAAGAGAGCTTTCACCCGAAGAACTAGTAAAAGCGCCCGCTGATGCAAGAAAGGCCGCTGAGTTTGCTGAAGAGATTGAGGCGGCACAGGCACAGCCTACAGAAAAAGCCACGGTGCAAGGTCAGTTGGCTAACCTAATGGCTGACTTTGAAGATGGGCAAACACCGGCATGGGCGGCAGGCGCTATGCGTCAAGCGACAGCTATTATGGCGGCACGTGGTCTGACCTCTTCATCTCTTGCAGGACAGGCTATCATTCAAGCGGCCATGGAATCTGCTACTCCAATCGCACAACAAGATGCGGCTACTTTCTCTACATTTGAACAGCAGAACCTGAGCAACCGGCAACAACGTGCAATGTTGGCCGCTCAGCAACGCGCTGAGTTTATCGGCCAAGAATTCAATCAAGAGTTTCAGGCTCGTGTTGCTAACGCCGCACGTATCAGTGACATCGCAAACATGAATTTTAACGCAGATCAACAGATTGCGTTAGAGAATGCGAGAATGGCTCAGACTGTGGACCTTGCCAACCTTTCTAATAAGCAGGCTGTTAGAATGGCTGAGATTGCTCAGATAGCGCAGTTAGAGACACAAAATTTAAATAACAGACAACAGGCCGCTGTGCAAAATGCTAAGTCTTTCTTAGAGATGGACATGGCTAACCTGTCAAATCAACAACAAGCAAATGTGATTGATTCGCAGGCGCGGACACAAAAAATATTCTCTGATCAGGCGGCTGAGAATGCGGCTAGACAATTTAATGCCTCTTCTCAAAATCAGATTGATCAGTTCTTTGCTAATTTGCAGAATCAAACATCTCAGTTTAATGCTACACAAAAGAATGCGATGGAGCAGTTCTCAGTGGAAACTGAGGTTGCTGTGGATAAATTTAACTCTGAGCTAAAAAATCAAAGAGAACAGTTTAATGCTGAGAATGAACTTGTGATTGCTCAGTCTAATGCAACATGGCGTAGGGATATTGCAACAGCAAACACAGCCGCTATCAATGCGGCGAACCAGAATAATGCACAGGCTGTGTTAGACATCAGTGAGCAAGCATATGCTAACCTATGGCAGGCGTTTGAAGATCAGATGGAATATGCGTGGAAGTCTGGTGAGAACAGAGAAGATCGTATTAACGCTATTGTGAGAGCTAAGATTAGTGCAGACGCATCTTTAAATGCGGCAGACATTGCCGCTGATGCATCAGCTAGCGCGTCAATGGGTAAGTTTATGACGTATGCTTTATTTGGCTCTGGCGGATTACTTGGATAAGGAATAGAGATGAGCATTGAATTCGCAAAAGCATATAAAAACTATGAACGCTTTGAACAGGAGAGAGACGAAATGAATACTGTCAGTGCTCCCCGTTCATCTGGCGGATTACTGTCTCCTAAGCAGTCAGCGTCACCACAAAGAAAAGGTAGGTCTGAATTGGATAAAGTGGCAGATTATGTTCAACAAATTCGCAAGCATAGGATGAAAATTAAAAATGGCAAATAATGAAGTCGTTTTGGATGGACCGATTCCGGGCGAGTCTCTGACGGCTGAGCCTAAATCACGTCCTTGGAGAAGGCCATATCAATTTAGCTCAATTGATGAGGTTGTTGAGTACTATATTCCACAGTTTTCAGATGAAACATTTGTGACGTTGTTAACTGAGCAAATAGAAAACGGTGTCCCTCTGACTACGATTGCTGAGATCATGACATCTGCAAACGCGATGGAAGGCAAGCATTCAATTGATCTTGCTGTTCTAGCTTCTCCTGTTTTGATTGAAGCAATGAAGTACGTTGCAGACATGGCAGGCGTAGAACCTGTGATTGGAACTGAAAGTAACTTGTACCGCAAGGTAGGTAACGACTCTGAGCTTGTCAAGAGAGCAGTTGCAGATCTAGATGATTCTCCAGAAGATATGCTTGAACTAGAAATGATGGAGCAGGAAGAGGCATCGTCAGAAGTTCCTGAAGAAGCACCTGCCACTGAGAAGAAAGGACTAATGGCTCCAAGGAGTGCAGTGTAATGGGATTTCGTTTAAGTAATTTTATTGGCGGAATGATGGAGGGCGCTGTAGAGCTAGAAGAAACTGTACGCAAGCGCAACGAAAAGCTCATTGATACGTCATTAGATAAAATCGCAGAAAGAAATGAAGACATTCTTAGGGAACGTAGAGCGGCTGAGAAAGAGTACAAACTTTTAGCTAAACATTTGTCATCTTATCCCGGTATGACGAAGGCCAAAGTCTATTCTGTGCTGAATTACGGACCTGATGTAGCCAAGGCATTTATTGCTAATGCCCCAGATCGCGCAAAGAAAGAAGGGCTAACTGTCGGTGATTATGTAGACTTGATGGATAGTGATGCAATTAATGCAAAGCTTAATTTAGGCAAGGCTATTGAGCAAGGCAATCTGCCCGGTATGCCTAAGCTAGAATCTTATCAGCTACCTAAAGGATTGCTCAAAAGCCCTGTGTTCGGCAGAGATCCTAGTGACTATGCTAATAAGAGAGCAGAGTCCTATCTTGGGGCATTGGGACTTACTCCCGGTGAAGAGCCAGAGCCTATGAACCTTCCTAAAGGCGAGATTAAGTTTATGGACTTGCTTGAAGAAAAGGCTTCAGGAAAAGATAAGTTTACTCCTAATCAAGTGCTCAATCAGTTGATGGCGCGTACTGCCAATATGCTTGATGTGGGATATACTGTTGACAGAGAAACTGGCACCGTAGTTATTGCGGATGACGATAAGGAGCTTGCAAATAAAGCAGAGGCCGCCGCCTATGCCGCATATGGTAAATACTACGAATCTCTTGGTACTCAGTTTGATGTAGAGACAGAGCAGGTTCAGGCAATTGAGAACGCACTGATAGGAGTATTGGCACAGCCTGTTGTAGAAGTTGGAAATGGTGGAACAAGGCCGATTGAACAAGTAGAACAAGAGGAGCAGGCGGTACAGCAGAATTTATTGGAAACATCTCAATCCCCTGCGGTGCTAGCTCAAGTATTATTCAACCAAGCAAATGCCAGTGGTAAGCCGATAACCATGCCAGAAGCACAAGCTAAAGCTAAGCAGATTCTGGATAAAAGGAAAGCAAACGCGCAATGAAGTACAATGATGTCAATGCAGAGCTTCTAAATAGAACAAATCTAGTTGAAGATCCTGATTTCATAGACGATGCTTCTACCTTTTTATATGAACGTAATGGTGAAGTATACGCAGATCCTGAAGAGATCTATGAAAAGTTCATGGAGCACATGCGTATATCTGACACTAACGAAGTCACTACACTAAAAGACTTAGTGTTTGTACGTGATGCAGGAGATGAGCTAAAGCAAAAGACTGCCAGACTTTACCACACATACGACAAAATGAATCTGTTCCGTGAAGATGAATCTCTCATGGATTATGTTAACACATTCGGTGACTACGCTGAAGGTGTATTAACAGCACCATCTACATTGGCAGGCATACTTACAGGCGGTTTGGCTAAAGGCACATCAATTGCGGGACAGCAGGTTGCCAAGGCCGCTGTGCGCAAACAGCTAATGTCAAGCATCACTAAGCGTGGTGCTCTGTACGGCATGGCTACTGAAGGCACTATAGGTGTCGGGCAAGGTGCGTTAAGAGAAGGCGTTAGAAGTGAGCTAGATCCTGAGAGAGACTTTAGTGTAGAAAACGTGGCTTTGCAGGGAGCTATCTCAGCAGTTCCCGGTGGTGTCTTTGGTGCACTTGGAGGGCGCAAGGCCGCTAAGCAGGGAATTAAAGCAGAAAGAATTTCTCAGATAGGCCAACAGCGCGTTGCCAAGAGAACTGCGGCGGCAAGAGAAGCGGCCAGACAAACCATTCAAAATGCAAGCGATGTTAAGAAGCGTCAGATCAGTCAGATTCTAGTAGGCGCGGGCGATGACATTCGTGGTGAAAAACTGCCTAATTCAGAGTATTTACTTTCTCAGCTTGACGATGATGTTCAGGTACGTCTTCAGGCGGCTGTGCTTGAGGTTGTAGAAGATATTAAGCCTATTAGGTACGCAGACGGTACTGAAGAAAGAATTACTGAAACTGTAGCCCGTGGTCTGTCTGACGGCACAGTTTCTGCAGTGGCGTTTAATGATGTATTGGAGAAGTACAGTATTACCGCTCCACAACTTGCCTTGGTATTTACCGCTGATGTATCACGTGCGGCGCGTACCTTACAAAAAGCCAGTCAAGTCTCTCGTGTACAGAAGATGGCACAGGCAATCGCTAGAACTAGTGAAGGCGGTGTTGATGAAGGTGATCTTGCAAGAGCAGTCAGAGGTGGGTTTAGCGAAGCTGACATTGAGCAAGTAACCGCATACCATAAAATGGTAGGTGCTTTCAAAGAAGGCGCGATGGGATTTGAGCAGTTACGCCGTGGCTTAATGACTACACAGCTACAAACAACACAGCGTAACATTGCCGGTGGCGGCATGCGTGTCTTTTTAGATGAGGTTGAAAACATCTTTGCGGCAGGCTCACGCCAACTATTAGGCATAAAGGCAGATGATACAGTACCAGACAAACTGACTCCTCCATCAATGATTAAGTACATGTTTAATCAATCAGAGGCTGATGTAATTGCTAAATCTTTTGCTGACGCTATGCCTCAAGAAGCAAGGCGCTTGTTTGCGGAATTCGTAGATGCGGCAGATGTTACAGGTTTGTCAGGTGTAGGTGGGGCACTTGCGCGTATTGGCCGCAAGGCAAACTTCCTTAACATGCATGCTGATAACTTTTATAAACGCGCAATCTTTGCGGGTCAGCTTGACAGATTAACACGCTCTAAGTTTGGTAAGTCAGTTACTGATTTGATGTTAGAAGGACGTATGGACAGGATTACTGTTGATATGTACCGCAATGCAACAAATAAGGCATATGAACTTCTCTATCAAAAGACTCCTAGTACTAAGACTGCGATGGGGCAGATTGCAAATGCTTACTTGAAGTTTGATAAGCAGGCAGGCATTGGCATGCTTACAGGTCTTGTGATGCCGTTCCCTCGTTTCATCATGAACCAATTACAATTCATGACAGAACGCGCTCCCTTCATTGGCCTAGCGTTTGGTAACACAGGAAAGATTGATAAAGGTGTCAAGTTTTTAACTGGCTTTGGCATGATTGGTTCATTTGCATTGTACCGTGCTACTCAGGGGCCAGACACAGAGTGGTATAACCACACTAATGAAAAGGGGCAAACAACTAACCTTGCTCCTATGTTAGCAGGCCTGACTCCGTTTTTGTACATGGGTGATGTTCTATACCGTGCAATGTTAGGGTTTCCACTTCCAGAAGGCTCAAAAATGATTGATGATTTGAAGTCGGTAGCCGTTGGTGAAGGCTTCAGAATCGGTGCAGACAAGACTCTCTTTGACAGAATTATTCCTGAAACATTTCGCTCTGTTGTGAACGGGGAAGATATTACCACAGCCACTTCTGAAAACTTAGGTAAAATCTTAGGTGACTATGTGGCAACATTTGCATATAATCTTCCAACAGGTTTAGCTAGGGACGGTTGGGGACTCCTAGATGATGAATCTCGCATGGTCATTGAGACTAATGGAGAGGTTCGCATGTGGGATGCTTTCTTAATGAGAGCGACACGTGGTCTTCCTGCGCCTGTTCGTGACATGGCGATCAGCTATTACAATCCAGATATTCCTATTCAAGCGCGTCCTGTTGCTGAGAAGTCCGAAGATACTAAGGTTCAGGTTCCCCTGTCTACATCTATTAGCGGTCTCAACTTGCAGGCACCCAAGAGTTCTCTAGAGAAAGAGTTAACTCGCTTAGGCATGACTACCTATGACATTTACAAGCCTCACCCGTTTGGTCCTGCTGATGTAATTATGCGTCAGAACTTAGGCGATAAGCTGAATAAGAAAGCTGTAAGCATAATGAAGAATGAAGAATACAAACGCCTTACAGACTACGGCAAACGAGAAATGCTCAAGGAGTTTTTAAAGCCTGTTGTGTCTGAAGAAAGAAATGCTGTGTACGACATTCTTCGTACTCGCGTTCGTTCAGGCGAAGAGAAAAGGTTTACTGAAGATGAGCTTGAAAAGTTTTTGTTTGAAACAACTGGCAACAAAAACAAACGTAAGCAGGCAGTGGCTGATTATAAGAAACGTAGAAATCTTCCAGACTCTTATGTGCTCAAAGATGAGGACTACCAAGAACTAAACCAAGTTCTTAAAGCTGTGATGAAATCTAAGAGAGTAAAGAAGAAGTACGCTGAAGGTGGTTTTGTATCTGATGAAGCAACAGATGCATTGATGTTGTCTGAAACAGCTTCAGAGCAAGACAAAGATAAAATGGCAGAAGATGGCCGTAGGTTCTTACAAGAGATGATCTCATTTGGTTTGGACTCTGCGCCTGTGATTGGTGAAGTTCGTTCGGCTATGGGGGCGAAAGAAGCCTTTGATGAGGGAGATTACCTTGGTGCAGGCTTAGGTGCGCTAGGCGCATTACCTCTTGTCGGTGCTCCTATTCGTAAAGCTAAGAAAGTAATTGACGCGGCAGACAGGTTTGAAACGAAAAAAATTCAAGACACAGTTTCAAAAACGAAAGCCAGAAAAGAAAAGAATGATGAGCTTATACGGTTATCAGAAAAAAATGAACTGCCTGAAGAGTTCTTGGGATTCCGGGTAAATGATGAGGTAGATATTCCGGGCGTTGGCTCTGGAAGAATCGGGCGCGTTTATTATAACAAAGAAGGCGATGCAATGATTAATGTTGCAACTGAGCTTGAAGATACAACAATTGTTGGCATGCGTGTCTCAGAAGCGGCAGAAAAAGGAGTTATTAAAACAAAAGAAGCTCCTGTAATTAAAACAAAAGTAAATCAGGCTAAATCTCCAGAGCATGAATTTGTTTTGCAAAGAGGCAACAGGGGATTACAAGAGATAAGAAAAACAGACCCAGAAGCCTATGAAACTATAAGCAAACTTTCTGATGATGAAAGGGCGGAATTTTTCTTTGAGTCCTATCGTAACGCTTGGTTAGAAAGGACAGGAAAGAAACCTAACACCGATGTCACTGAACGCAATGAGATCATGGAGAACGCCGCTAGACAAGTAAAAGACGGCAATCTAAGTGTTGAAGAATTTCGCAGGATTGCTGATCAGCATAAGCCAGTGAAGGTGTGGGACGATGTTCCTGAGATGGCTACATACGAAGATATGTTTTTTGCCTTGGATGCGAGGAAAAGAAAGAGTCCCTTTGTTGGTTACAATGCTCGCATTCCAGAGGGAACACGCATGACTTCGCGCTTGGATATACCGGCGTATACAAGCTCTGATACTTGGGTAGTAACTTTAATGGGCAAAGAAAAAGGCGATAAGAGTATGTACGCACCTGCGGTTCGCCTAAAGAATGTAGACCTCAATCAACCACTGAAAAATCAAGAGAAGGCGCTTAAAGTTGCTTCTGGCGGAGGTAAGGGACCATTTGCCGTGATGGAAGGCGATTATATTGAAGAGACTGCAGAAGACACATACAACCTAGCAAAGGAAGCCATCAAGAGTGATGAATGGATTCAGGTAGGGTATGATCCAACACGCCGTGGATTCTTCTACGATAGGGAAACTATGGAGCCTGTCCTAAGCGCAGATGAAATCGTGCAGGTTGGTGCATTAGTACTTGCTAAGAAAGCAGTAAAGGGAGATCCAAAAGACTTTAAGTTTGCGAGAGGCGGATTAATGTCCCGCCCATAAAAAAGCCCCTCATTGCAAGGGGCTGTTGAAACGTAGCTATCACGAATGTAACAGCTAGCGGGTGGGTCGTTATAGTTATATTCGGATTATACCAAATGTCAAGCACTATAACAAGCACTATTTGCGCATTTGTCGCTTCAAGTGTCTGATGACTGCCTCCATTTCCTTGATCTTTCTGTTAAGCTTCTCAAATTCTTCCTTAACTTGATCTTGGCTCATGCGGCTTGCCACCCCCAATCATCACCTTCCATACCTGCGGCGTTGTAATCTGTCACAACACCCTCAAAGAAATTCTTATGGCTATCGCCTGCAATTACCCAGTCAACCCACGGTAGCGGGTTCTCTTTGACTTTGTAGTTGCCCTTCAATCCTAACTGAATCAGTCGTCTGTCTGCGATGTACCGAATGTACTGCTTAACCTCTTCTTGACTGAGTCCTTCCAAGTCTCCCATCTCATACGCAAGTTCGATAACTTTGTCTTCAAGAGAGACTGCATCTCTGACCATTTGGTAGATATCTGATTTAAATTCATCTGTAACAATCCTTGGATGTTCTTCACAGAAAGTGCGGAATAGTTTAGTCATGCCTTCACAGTGCATTGTCTCATCACGAATGCTCCATTCAACAATCTCACACATGCCACGCATCTTACCTGTACGTTGGTAGTTAAGTAGCATTACGAATGCGCTGAACAAACTCATGCCTTCATTGATAACTGACCGGGCAACTGCTTTAGCTAGACCCGATTGTGTATGTACGTCAATGTCAGCCATGAACTCAATCTTGTCAGCCATCTGCTGATACTCTAAGAACGCTGAGAACTCTTCTTCAGGCATACCTAATGTATCGTTGAGTAAAGCGTAGCTCCGCTGATGAACAAATTCACGATTAGCAAAGCTAGTAAGCATAGCCCGTATTTCGTTATTCTTGAATTTAGGTATGTAAGATTCCAAGTAGTTTGTTCCAACTTGGACATCCGACTGCGTAAAGAGTCTAAGGATCTGTGTAATATGGTTTCTTTCGACATCAGTCAACTTCCCATTGTTCCACTGCGCCACATCATCCTGAAGTTTAGCTTCCCACTCTCCCCAGTGTACCTTCTCATGTGAGATTGCTTTTTCCACAGCCCATGGATATTGAAACGGCTTATATGTTTTTGATTCTTCAAGCAAAGGCATGAATTGCTCCGATTGTTGTAGTTAAAAAAGCCCACCGAAGTGGGCAATAGCAACGAGTAGTTATACTCAGGGAGGGAAATTAGTCAAGACTTGACTTTCGCCAATCTGTTGCGAAGTTCGTTAACCTCTTGTCTTAATTGAACAATTTCTTTTGCGGCTAAATTGGAAAGGCGATCTGGAACAACTTTAGTGACCCATGTGCCATCTTCATTCTCTTCCACAGCTTCCAATGCCTGCGCTTCACGCAATGCTTTGAGTAGGTCAAACTCTTCTTCAAAATCAGTGCTCATCTTCCTTGCCCCCTGTATGCCTTGAAGCTACGCCTCTTTGATTTGTTCATGGATGATGTCTTCAGCATCCCATTACCTATGCTCGTTCCCTTGATCACAGGCTCTGGCCTCCATGTCTGTCCTGCACTTATTTTTTTAGCCATTCTTTTGCTCCAGTTCTAATTGAATAAGCTTAGATTCAATCTTAGCTATCTTCTTAGAGTTTTTCTTGACCGAAGCTTTCAATAGCTTCATCCAGAGCTTGAGCAATTTTTGCTCCACGTTTCGTACTGTCATCAAATATCCCATTACTAATGCACTGTTCAAATGTATTCCAGAGGCTGTCAAAACGCATGTCAGCGAAGATCTGTAGCCCATGTAGGGCGGAGAACATCTGATCCTCATTCATGTGCTCTGAGCGCTCTACAAGAAGCTTGAGGTCATCCACTACATGCCATGCTTCCATAATTGACTGTTCAAGATCGAACCGGTCAACTGGTTTGCCTTTGTCGTTCATGTGTACGCCATCAATTATCATAGTCTTCATACCCTTCGTGTTCATCGTCATAACAGCCATGTAGCTGTGTGAAGAACTCATCTAAACCTGAGTAGCACATAGCGCAGAATGCGACAGGTAGTATACCTAAGTATCCATCTATACCACCTTCAAGTTCAATGTCAAACTCACAGTGGCACACTGAGCATACAAGTTCATTATGACTTCTATCTTTCTCTGTAGTCACGTACTCTGCCGGTCCTATTGCTATGTGTAATAATTTTCTTCTTGCCATTTTATAACCTAAAAGGCGGAACGGGGGGACTAGGGTAACCCCCAAGGAAGCACGATCTGATGTACCTTTCATCTATAGGCTTCCAACAACTCGCAACCCCGCTAAGGGTATGGACGCTATCCCTTTGAGTCTACCTTATCCCCCATCAGCGAGAGATATTCGGTCACGTTCCTATCGCTCCTGCAGAGAGCGAACTCGTTACCCCTGACAACTAATGCAGTCTTCTGCATCCTCGCCAGAGAAATCTTTTAATGCGTTGCGTTCAACTGAAGCACCAACTTTGTCAGCACTTACACCGGCATTGGTGCGAAGGTAATACAATCCTTTGAGACCATCTTTCCACGCCTTGATATGCACTGAGTTGACGTATGCTTTCGGGCTTCCCGCAGGAAAGAATAAATTAACGCTTTGTCCTTGACAGATGAATTCCTGACGCTTGGCCGAATGTTCCACAACCCACGCTTGGTCAAGTTCAAACGCAGTCTTAAACGTTTTGCGTTCTTGCTCGCTGAGGAATTCCAGATGCTGTACCGACCCCTCATTAGAAATAATAGACTTCCACGTTGCTTCAGTATTTTCACCGTGTTCCTCCAGAACTTTCTCTAATGCTTTGTTCTTAACCAGATGCGCACCTGCACGTGTTCTGTGCGTGTACGCATTTGACTTGATAGGCTCAATAGACGCTGAGCACCCACATATGATAGACGAGTTAGCATTCGGAGCAATCGCAAGTAAATGAGCATTGCGCCGCCCTGTGCCCGCCATATCAGGCGCTTCACCCCTAAGAAGAGCCAGTTCTTGTGTCGCTTGCAATGCATCTTCTTTAATCCTCTTAAACATCTGGTAGTTCTCACTAGCCGCCTGCCAAGATTCCCATGCAATCCCTTTATTCTGTAAGTATCCATGGAAGCCCATCGCACCTAAGCCGATGGACCGCTCCATGTACGCACTGTACTTAGCCTTCTCTAACTCTTCCGGAGCATTGCGGATAAAGAATTTAAGGACGTTGTCCAAGAGTCGTACCAAGTCTGGAACCATTCTGGTGTCTCGCCAATCTTCATAGGTTTCAAGGTTGACTGAGGAGAGACAGCATACTGCTGTACGTTCTTCAGATGTTGCGAGATGTATTTCATTGCAGAGATTAGAGCCTCTAATTGAGAGTCCAAGTGCTCTTTGAGAATCTGGTAACCCTCTGTTTGCTGTGTCGATAAAGTTGAGATATGGTGAGCCTGTTCTGAAACGAGCTTCAAGTATTCTTTGCCACAATTCTCTAGCTTGGATTGTACTTCTGATAGCTCCTGAATCAGGGCATCGTAGTTCCCATTGTTCTCCATTTTGTACTGCCTCCATAAAAGCATCTGTGATATTAACTGCGTTAAATAAATTAAAGCACTTACGGTTAGCGTCCCCTCCAGTAGGGACTTTAAAGTTTACAAACTCAATGATCTCTGGATGCGACACATCAAGGTATGCGGCATAAGAACCCTTACGAGTCTTGCCTTGTTTGTAGGCTGTCATCTGTGAGTCAACAACCTTCATGAATGGAATCACGCCCGGTGCCTTGTCGCTTACAGGGCGTACATCAGACCAGTGACCACCGACTCCACCTCCTTTGACAGATAACCATGCAACTTCGCTATTGTGAGAAATAAGGGACTCCAGATTGTCACCAACATAAGTGAGAAAACAACTAATAGGAAGACCCTTGACGCTCTGTCCATTTTCGGGTGCGTTACTGAGTACCGGACTAGCGTACATAAACCAACGCTTGCTAGCGTAGTCATAAATCCTTTGAGCAAAAGCATAGTCACCCTCACAATAAGCCACAGCCGCACGTGCAAATGCTTGCTGTGGAGACTTTTCATTTTCAAGCATGTAGTAGTCTTGTAGCAAGGATATTGCTTGCTCAGACAAGTCTTTGTCCCTGTCAAGATTTATTCTTATGCCTAAGTACTGCATTAATCAAGTCCTTCAATTTCAATTCCGATGCGTTTAAGTTCCGCACCCGGAATGTCATAGATACATGCATCAAGCACTTCTTCGATAATTTCTGTGATGCCATCTTCTGTCCTGTGTTCAGGCGAAACTTCAGTTATATCTATTTCAAACAATAAGTCAACCTTCACATCAATATCTTTTGGCATTACCAATTCACCCCTTCAGTCTGTGCCATAAGCTCACGCATTTTTTTAAGATACCAAATGGCCTTATCCACATTGCTGAGAGGATCGCCTTTACGCCAAGTCCTAGTACCAAGATACTTGAGAACGTTACCGTGACAATAATGAATAGCGTCATAAGGCCCAAGTACATCAATGATATAATCAATCGTTTCGATGTTACCACTATTGTAGTGCTCAGGTTTTTCAATGTCATCGTAGGTATTATCTTCAATCATATCTTCCAACAAAGCATTAACCTCCGGTGTTAAGTTAGGACGAATATCTAACAAGCTCATGTCATGCGCTACCGTATGTTTTACTACTGAAGTTTAAATGAACTACGTTACCTTCTTTAGTGAAGTTAGGAGTAGTATCTTCAGAGAACTGTTTTAGTACATCAGGGTTACGAAGAACATACTGTTCCTGCACGTAGTCTAAGAAATTCTCTTCTTCTTCCATTACCTGCAAGCAGGTTGCAAGCAGTCCCAGAACAGCGCGTATCTTATCTGTATCTTCTAGAGAAAGATCTTGCTGAAGTTCTTCTTCCATATGGCACTGAACGCTTCCATTCCAACTACCGTCCTGTTCAAACTCTGGGGTAAGCACAATGGCAAACTCAGATACTTTTTTTTCTTCAACATCGCTCATATAACTATCTCTGTATTTTCTTGTATGGGAACTCAACAAACTCACTAGGCACTAGTCTAGCAGGCTTTATTTTTTCGTCAAGCCATTCTTGTGGGACATCTTTATCTGCATATAAAAATCCATGTTTTTCACACCAATCCGCATACGTTGTCTTTGCGCCTTTGCGTAGCTTGGAATTACTATTACTAAACACAAATCGTATATCTAATTTAGGATGTTGCTTTTGTATTGCTAAGTGCTTCATCCTATCTTCTGCAGTGAATCTTCCCTTTGTTTCAATAATAATACCATTAGGGAGAAGAAAGTCCGGCGTGTACTTCCTGTATGCCAGATCTTCCCACTCAATTTTCATGCATTCATACTTAGCTTTACACTTTCTTATGTGAAGCGATTTGAGTACCGCCTGTTCTAGTCCAGAACGATACCCGTGCCGTATTGCATTACTTCGTGTCTTGCTCTTCTTTATGGTCATTAGCTATCTCTATGTATGCAACAATAGGCTTTTCTTTTGCCTGTGATGCAAGAGAGGGTAGCTCTTGAATAGAGGGCCAACACTTGTATCTGTATTTACACCAACCACATTCCTCTGCAAGAATTTTATTGCCTGTTGGCTTCTTGCGGAATGTTTCCTCTACAGGTTCAAAACAACGTTCAAACTTATTCTCTTTAAGTTTATCTGCTTTAGCCTGTACCTCATCTAACACATCCTGTCTGTCAACAGCCATGTCCCAAGCGGATACAAATTTAAATTCTCCAGAGGCTTTGTTGATCACCCACCAACCACCTGCCTCAACGCCAAGTGCTTTTGAGTAGCCCGCAAGCTGTCCTATGTAACCAAATGAGTCATGCTCTTTTAGTGTATAGTAATCCTTAAATTTATTTTTGTATGACCAAGGCGATGCAGATTTAATATCGTCTACACGATTGTTAGTAATCAAATCGTGAGTGCCGTAAATCTTGTGTTCACCAAGTTCTAGCTTAGACTTATGCCCATCACTGAACTCTACACCGGCTTCAGTCAGTACCCCTTTGAATACAGCCTCAACAATGTCACCAATCATCATATTCATAAGAAAGTTAGAGGAAGGTTCTACGCCTCCCTCTGGCTCATTCTTATCATACCACAACTGGCAATACGGCCTGCCTATGTTAGACATACGCAAACTAAACTTTCGTTCGTTGGCGCTGAACTGTTTCTCAATGGATTCTTTGACATCCTTTACAATGCGAGCAATCGTGGCATCTGACATGCCACGCTCACCCTTGCGAACATCCTCAAGATACTTGTGTATCTTTATTTCATCAGGATGGTTCACTTTTAATCTCCATCAATATCAATGAAGTCTTCCACTAGTTCTTCCTCTTCTGAGGACATTCTAGTGCTACCTACTTTTTCATTGTAGGCATTAACGATGTATTGATTGTAGTTACCGATCCATTCAATGAAATCGGAAAACCGTTGCTGATCAGAGTCAGCCAAATCAATAGTCTCTTTAATGTTGAGACTTGCCGTAGGAAGGAAGAAGGATGCCCCAGTAGGCAACTTACGCTCTTCTGAGCCAACATTAATCCAGTGCTGTACTGGAAGGCGTTTTTGCTTGCCTAGTTGTGCAAACGGCTCTCCAAGAGTCTTGAAGGCATCACGATTGTCTACCTCCCAGATAAATGGTTGGACATCCATGTCCACTTCATTGCCATCAGCATCCACAGGATTGACTAATTCTACTTCACCAAGTAGAACACGAACACGCTTGATCTGCTTGATCAGCGCCTTGGTGTCGTCAGGGAGAGACTGAAAGTCTTCGATATACCCTGCAGGCTTGCCACAGTTAAAACCTCCGATATTATCCTTGAGGTCACCATTTAAATCTTCTGCCATCACTGTCTTGATGTAGAGATTATTGTTTGAATCGTAGCGCTTGTACATAAAACGCTGTACAAAGACACGCAGATTCGCCTTCTCTGCATAGATGAACTTGTCATCCTGCAATTGAAGTCGGAACATTCCCGCAGGAATCACTTCCATATTCTTCTTCTTGCCATTGACTTCAACCTGTCCCATGACAGCCTGATTCCAAATGCGCAAGCGCGGGAGTGTGGATGATTTAGCAGGGGCTTTCGCCATGTCAGCCCCCATGCCCATAGCCTTTGCCATTTCAGCAAAGTTTGAAGTATTAATAGTTGATACTTCTGTTGTCATATTAGACCTCCTGTTGGTCTAGCCAGTTACTTCCAATCTTTGGTTCAAGCAATAAAGGCACATTAAAATCTATATTGAAACACTTGTCAATAGTTTTTTTCAAATTAGAATTAATATTTTGTATTATCCCAAGAACCTTATCCTGTTCATCCGGATGCACGTCAATGACAATGGAGTCATGCACAGAATTTACAATACAGGAGTTCAAGTCCTGAATTGCAGATTCTATCTGCAGTAGAACTGCAGGAACGATGTCAGCAGTTGCAAACGACTGCACCGGATAATTTTTTATAGCTGTAAAATTAGTTACAGTACCATTCTTTCTACGCTTTACGTCTGGGAATGAGAACTGCCTACCGCTTGGCGTAGTAATTTTACGGAATGTGAGGACTTCTTTGGCAAGGTTTCTATGCCACTTGGCGATGCCACGGTATTTGTCTGTGAAGTGCTCATAGTAAGCCGCTTCTGCAGGCGTTCTGCCATATCCTGTCGCACCGTAGAGCGGAGCGAATGTATGTGCTTTAGCCTCCTGCCTAGAAGTGACCTGACCTGCATCGGTAATAACCTGTGCTGTGTACGAGTGTACGTCAAACCCATTTGTTACTTCCTCCATTGCTACTTTATCTTGTGACAGAAATGCCGCCACACGGAACTCTAGCTGAGCAAAGTCAGCCTCCATAATCTTGCCGCCTTCCCAACGTGACACAAACACTTTCTTCACGGGGAATGTTCCTCCACGCGGCATGTTCTGCATGTTAGGGTCACGCCCAGAGAACCGGCCAGTTGAAGTCATGTGCTGAGTAAGACGAACATGAAGCTTACCATCTGGTTTAAGGAAAGCCCTGATACCGTCCACGAAACTATTAAGGTAAGTATCAACAGCACTGAGTCTACGAATCTTGGAGAGGAAGCTAACCGCTTCATCCATTCCTTTAGATCTTGCAACACGCTCTAAAAACTCCAGATTACTTTTACTTGTGCTAAATCCGTTCGCGCTGTGCCACTTGGCATCTGGGGCATTGAACTTCAGTCCCGCCAATTTGGGTAACTCTTTAAGTATATATCCTAGACCATTGCACGTGGCGCACTTACTAGGCTTCTTGAAATCAGACCCGTCCTTCTTCTTCTTGAAGTATGTTCCATTGCCATTGCAATCAGAACACTTCTGAGCCTTGGTCATGCGAACAGGTACGGATGACTCATTTATAAACCGTTTGAAGTCTTTAGGACTCATATACGGGTCAGCGTCAGATGCCCATTGCGATTTAAGCTTTGGCTTTCTGCTATAGATAACCCAAGACAGTTGCTCTGGTGAGTTAAGATTAATCGGAGTATCACCCATAAGTGATAATATTTGTGTATTTAAATCACTTATAAGTGATAATTTCTCTGCCTCAAACTCTGCGCGAACTTGCTCAAGTGCATCAGTGTCTACTGTAAAACCATTGCGATAAATGCGAGACAGTAGCATGCAAGTACTCATCGTAAGATCAACTATGTTTAGCAGTCCGCGATTGTCATCGTCCCGGAAGTCAGAAGACTGATCATAATACAGAGAAAACGTAGTACGTAGGTCTCCATACAGATACTCCTTGAGTTCTTCATATGGAATTGTATCTACAGAGTAACCTTGACGCATGTACTCTTTGAGAGTGTCTTGCTTCTTAAACTCAAGATCCCTGCGCTCAGCGATAGCTTCCAAAGACAGAGGTTGTTTCTCTCCCCGCTGAAGTATGTACTCAGCAAGCATAGTGTCCCAGATATCTCCATCATACTTGAAGCCGCTCTCCCACAACCACAGTAAATCGTGCTGTGCATTTTGCGCAATAAGCAGAGTAGTTTTACTCAGTATATCTTGTATTTCGTCACAGTCTTTCTTTCTGTACTCATACTTGCAGTCGTACTCCGCATGATCAAACGTCCAGTGTTTAGGCTCTTCGCCCTCAATCTGTATCCCAATCATCACCAAACTATTTGTGGGTGTGAATGGGTCTAAATGTAGTTTTCCATCCTGCTTTGTTACTGTGTTCTCTACATCAAGAACTATTTTCATCTCTGTGCCTCTCTAAATAGTCTGCGGCATTTTTAATTACAACAACATTGTCCTTGAACGCGCCTAATCCTGTATTGCAGTTGTGGCATATGTATCCCCTAAACGTATCTGTTTCGTGGCAGTGGTCTAATATCCATCGGTACAGCATTGGTCTATCTGGCGTACCTATCTCATCTAGAGTCCTCTTGCAGATATCACACTTATGATCTGGTCCGGGAGGAGGATTTTCTTCCTTGAGGCAGTTGATTACTTTCTGAGCATGGTAAGCGCAGGATAAACATCTCCTTTTTATCTCTCCGCCCACAGCCTTCTCAAACTTTGCTTTTTTCTTGTAAACTCCGCATTTTACGCAAACTTGCCCGTCTTCGCCTTTGTAGTCTCGCTCTTTTTCTAGAGCGAACATCTCTAGCTGATTTGAACTCACGCTTCATACCGCCCCACAAAATAATTAAGCTCACAGGTAATCTTACCATGCCAACCTGATATCTTGTTTTTGGCGACATTGATATGCCGTGAAAACCCATCGTCCTCAACACCTTCAACCGGAGGGTTTTTAGCAATGAGTAACATCAAGTCAGCTTCAGATGCCTTGCCTGTCTTACTGCCTTCCATCATTGACTGGTTCAGTGTGGTGCGTCCTTCCGCCTCAGCAGATAACTGAGACATGTAGAAGATAGCACAGCCATACTCTTTGGCTATCTGTCTTGCATGGATGGCGCATAGCTTCAGTCCTTCATGTGATTGATCAGCGGCAAACTTATCGCCCATGTCAAGTACGACAATGTCAGGCTTGTAAGTTTTGCATACTAACTCAACCCAATGCATGGACTGCCCAGTAGCGTCTTTGATCTTGATATTATCTTTAAGCTTGCTCCAACGTTGGTGCGCCTCACGTGGATTATCCCTAATCTCACGCATGGTCATACCACTTGCGGCTGTCAGATAACGTGCCCCAACCCTATGGGTAGCTTCTTCGTTACACAAGACAACACACTTAGCTCCCTGTGAAGCAAACCCATTTGGTCCTGCAATCATGCTCGCATGGAAAGAAGTCTTGCCTGTATTTGGTCTAGCACCACCAACAATCAAATGCCCTGCATTAACACCTTCTATGTGGCGAGCAAGTGTGGACAAGTTAAAGTGCCAACGTGTCTCCAAATCATTCTTCTCAAGCAGAGTGTCAATTTCCAGATCATCCCACTCAATGTTTAGGTCAGGAAGAAAGTCATCGCGGTAATTCTGCACTAGCCTACGTAGTGGCTCAAGAGATGACTGCGTCCCATTGACATAATCAAAACCAATGTTGGCAATCTCTTCACCAAGATACTGCTGAAATAATTTAGATAAAATATCATTGGCTACATCTTTACCAATCGGTTGCTCATTTCGGAGCTTGGCGAACAAAGACCTGTACATGTCTTTCTGCGCAGTAGTCATTGTTGGATCAGATGAAAAGTACAAACCTTCAATCTCGTTGACTGTGAGATCGCGATTGTACTTCTCCATTGCCGCATCAATCAGTGTCTTGATCTTACCAAGGTCTTTACTAAACAGTTTATGTGGGCACTTGTCGCCCTTGAACTCATCATAGAATTCTTTGTCTAGAAGACTTTTCAAAAGCGACAGTTCCATTACGATGGCACCTCATCGTAGTAACGAATGATAAGATCCAGTGCATCAATATGTTTCTGGATCTCAGCAAGGTCAGTGTCACGGTCATGATCAAACACAATGAATTCAATATCACCCTTAGTGCGGGCATTGAATGAGTCCATCATGTCATCAAGACACTCTTTTAGCTCTGCAACAAGCATTGCATGTACCGCTTCAGCGGGTGCTTCAATCATCATTGTTCTTGTCCTCTTTGTTAAATATTTTGTCCCAGTTCGCTTTGTATGCGTCTACATCACTTACACGAGACCGTGAACCCTTGCCTGCATTTGGGTTTATCTTACCCATATCTTTGCTTTGAGTCCAGTCTTTATTGCGCTCGTGCATACTATCACGCCAGTGCTTACCTGCCATCAAGTTCCTCCATTGGGATAACATCAACTTCGTGAATAGCACCGATACCAATTAGGCTTCTAAGTTCTCGGTTCTCAACACAAGTTTCATCATATGCAATTACATCTTTGTCCCTGTTTATAATAACACGTGATTCTTGGCCGTAGCCAAATCCAATGACTCCACCATCATACCGAACACCGGAAACTTCCATGTCTAAATCGCGCACAATTGAGGATACCATATGCGCAAGTTTGTGAAGATCATTAACATTCATTTCAATTGTACTACTCATGTGTTCTCTCCTTTGCATAGGAATACTATGCATAATTACATTTTATGTAATGTATTACCACTTTTATGCGCATAATAGTGTTACATTCCACATTTTTATGCGCATACTTATGTCAATACGTTTCAAAATTTGCAACGTATAAGTATACATATGTTAACGAAAGCAACGTATACGTATACATATGTTAGCGAAAGCAACTTATGTGTACTTAGCAATCGCTTCTTCAAGCGCAGGGTAGTGTACGCTAGCGGGTATAGCTACGCCAGACTTCGGTGTTAGTTGTTCAGCCATAGCCTTGAACTTATCGTAGT